GGGGAGAGCTAAAGAACCTGTCTCGTGCTTGATTTTGGTTTAATGTAATCATTAGTAAGAAAAAACGTTAAAGTCTGATTCATAACTAACTTGACTTGAATTGAACTGGCCTTTCATTTCCTGCAGCATCCTTCCAATCAATGAGCAACAATCCACAATGTCGTCGTGCTTCCCAACTGGGAACGCCAACAACTCTTTAAAAAAATCCGTCAACCATTCAGCTTGTACGGGCAAGAACACTTTCCCCTGGCTTGCTCGACCTCTGAAACTTTGCGCCCTGGTTGCCTTGTCTGCAACGCTTGGGTATTGTTGTCTGTAGGCATAGCAACTTGTTTCCTGCATTTTCTTCTCAATGAAAGGACCGACAGACTTAATAATTTGCCCATTCTCCTCTCCAATCTGAGTAGGTCGATATCTATTAACCAAGCCGATCAAAGCGTTAATCCAAGTGTTTGTGTCCGACTGACTGCGCCAAATATCGACGATATAAATGTTCTCTTCTTTATCAGCAGCCCACACTAAATGGACGGTATAATCTCCAGCGTCTGCTGTTACTGCATAGTCGCAAGTGATATAAAACGAAACATCTTTAGGTAGCTCTTGATAAAACTGAAACCAATCGCGTCTAAAGAACCCTCCCGTATCTGGCATCGGCTCTTGTTGGTACAACGCTGACCAATCTCTCGGACCAATAACGCCTCTTATGCGTTCAAGTTCCGCTACCGAGTACCATTCAGGCCAAAGAGCTTTGTTGTCGTCGCCAATGGCTTTAAGGCTCAATACTTCCCATTGGTCCCCGCCATTCTTTTGAGCTTCAAGTAACCGCCCCGCTAAATCGTCCTCGTGCCAGCGCGTCTGAATCAATACGACCGCGCCCCCTGGCATTAACCGCGTATAAGCGGTTGAGGTATACCAGTCCCAAACTTTATTTCTTATTACCTCTGACTCTGCTTCCTCCCGATCCTTAACAGGGTCGTCAATCAAAAGGACATGCGCTCCAAGTCCAGTGATTCCTTTCCCGACTCCAGCCGCCCGATAAGCTCCGTCCTTATCCGTATTCCATCGACCTGCGGCTTTACTATCAGGTCTTAGCCCCACTCCAAAAACACTCTGAAATTCAGGCGTTTCGAATATGTTCCGAACTTCTCGCCCGAACCCTTCGGATAATTCAGTCGAATAAGACGCGGCAATAACTTGGTTCCCTGGATTACGTCCAAGATACCAAGCTGGAAACCTCTTACTTGCCAACTCACTTTTACCGTGACGCGGCGGCATAAAGATCATTAACCGCTTAATCTCTCCGCGCTCTACCGCCTCCAGCTTTTCAGCTATCTGCCAATGATGTTTAGCGGGAACATATAAAGGGTTCGTATGCTTCGCAAAATCAATTAGCCTGTCTAGCGATAGATATCTGCTCACGCACTCGTTCACGACCTGATGCGTCGAGCATTCCAAATAATTCGTCATTAGTTAGCTCTTTAATACTTTTCCCAACCTTAACTTCGGCCTGGACCTGTTTAGGAAGCAACTTGCTCATAACCATGAAAAAACCCGTAGGATTCTTCTCCCCCCACTTCACTAAATATTCAACCCCGCCTAACTTGTGGTAAGCCTCCAGGAGTCCGTCCTTAAACTGGTTATACTCATTCCTAGTACCCTTTGGCTTCCCGCTTGGGTTCCCACTTTCCCCTTTTTTAAATGGCATTTTTATTGATATTTATTGATATTTATTGATATTTATTGATATTTTCAATCTCCCCCAATATCAAAACACGCCTTCATAAACCAATAAGCCCAGGAACACCCCCAGAAGCCAAATTCCTAAGATTATTAACCCGTGGTCAAATGGTTCCACTGGCTTGGTCCCAAAAATAATAAATTAATCTATGATGCCAACAGTATTCAGCTTCATGCGAATCAAGTAGCCTCTTGTGAGTTCCTATTAGCTTTCTCCTATCTTTGCATTCCAGTTCTTCGTCGTCCGAAACGTCTATACCTAAACCATAACTACTGATACCCTCCCAAGGTGCCGTCTCATAAGGGAAATGAAACATTAGAATTGCTCCGCTTATCTACCGGCATTTACCTGTTTACCTTCCTAAAATATGGCTTCCAAACGCTCGCTTTCTCCGCTTTATACATCGAAGCCTCTTTGGAAAAGTTGTATTCAAATACGTTAGTGTTGCCTGTTGTTAAAGCCTTTGCCCCGTACTTATTGGACTGAATCAAATTACAATCCTTCCGACCTATCGGGAAGCCGACCAGTGGATGGGCAAATAAAAAGATTTCGCCTTCTTCGGTTTGGAACTTAAGAATAATCCCCAAAGACTTATGAGGTTTCCAAGCGATTGCGCTGACTAAATCAGGCTCTTTAATCGCCTCTGCGTTACCGCAAAATAAAAAGGTAAACACAAAAACGGCAATGACTACGCGTCTAAACATTAGTCGAAGAACGTCGCAAGTAACCCGCCCAAACTGGCACCAGCAGTAGCAATACTAGTTGTCTGTTCCGGCTCAAGTTGAATGCCAAAAACGGTTAACAGAGCTAATACCCCGCCCCATGTGCTAGGTTGACTTAATCTCGCAAATTTCATTTTTCCCTTTCTCACCAAATAATTGGCGACGTTTTGTCTGGGTCGACATCAACGTGGATAAATAATTCGTCTTGATATATTCCGATCCTTTGAAACCAGGGGAGCAATTTCTTTAGAAAAACGTACATTTCGGATTTACTACCGCAATCAATGTCCGCAGCTAAACCTTTTTTATGGCTGGATGTAGGAGAGCCTCCAACCCTGTTGTTGTATTCTTCGCAACGACAAGCGGAGTTTATCTTCATGGGGATAGAACAGTAGTCCCTTGCTTTTTGGAGTTTAACGACAAGCTCCCGGCTTATATCGTCGAACCCACAACCGCACCGGCAAGCAAATTCCGACCGACTAAAATTTTCAGTAAGA